AAAAAATAAAAAATCTTTTAATTAGAATTAAAGTAGACATTCCTAGAAATTTAACAGTTGATCAATTAAAGAAAATACAAGAAATACAAGATGGAATTTAAACTAGGACCGCACGACAGTCTTGTTGAAATTAGCACAGACTGGGACTTTGAAAATGATGGCGATGCAGTACAACTAGAGCATGACATGATCGAATTCATGGTTGCAAACAGTGGTATAGGATTAGCCGCAAATCAAATAGATATTAGGAAACGAGTATTTGTTATAGGCAGTAATAAGATTGAAGGATTCCCTGCACCGTTTGCCGTGTTTAATCCTAGAATATTAGAAGCAAGTAAAGAAACAGAAATAGATCAAGAAGGATGTCTTAGTTATCCAGGTCTATGGTTGCCAGTTGCTAGACCAAAAAAAATTACAGTTGAATACCAGAATTCAAAAGGTGATACAATAGAAGCAGAAATTGATGGACTAATTTCTAGATGCTTCCAACATGAATTAGATCACTTAAACGGTGTATGTTTTGTTGACAGAGTATCACCGTTGAAATTACAATTTGCTATGAAGAAACTAAGGAAAAAAAGTAAATGATAGAACCAAGTCAGCACCTACAGGTTGTATTTGAAAATTCAATGCACCTTGCTAAACAAAACGACCACGAGTACGTTACAATTGAGCATTTACTTTATGCAATAACCTGCGATAAAGAATGTTTTGAGATGATGGAAAAGTTTGGCGCGGATGCAAACTTCATTAAAACAAATCTAGATCATTACATTAAAAATAATCTAAATGATATTAAAAATCCTAATGTTGACAAACCTAGAAAAACTCATGCAGTAGAGCGTGTGTTGAATCGCTGTTTTACACAAGTATTGTTCAGTGGAAGACAACGTATCGAAGTTGCTGATGTTATCATCGGTGTACTTGGAGAAAAGAACTCATTTGCCTTTTATTTCCTGACCAAGGGCGGGCTAACTAAAGAAAAATTTGTAAAGTATTTCCAAGAAATTGTAAACGATGAAGAAGTCGAAACTGAGACCGCAATAGTGAACCCAAGCCAAATGGAACGAGTTGTAAACACATTCTGTACTAATCTTAGCCTAGCCGCTAAACAACGCAAAATCGATCCTGTAATTGGCCGCGATGAAGAATTAGAAAAAGTACAATTAGTATTAGCACGTAGGAATAAAGCCAACGTATTGCTAGTTGGTGATCCAGGTGTAGGTAAGACTGCTATTGCAGAAGGACTTGCTCGCAAAATCTTTGAAAAGAAAGTTCCTAAGTTTATCCAAGACCATCAAGTTTATACACTAGACATTAGTGCGTTACTTGCAGGTAGTAAGTATCGCGGTGACTTTGAAGAAAGATTAAAAGCCGTGTTGAAAGCATTAGAAGCAAAAGGTAAAATTATTTTGTTTATCGATGAAGCACACATGATGAGTGGCGCTGGTGCTTCTAATCAAGGTTCTAATGACATGGCGAACATGTTGAAACCGATTCTTACTAAAGGCACACTTAAACTTATTGCATCAACTACTTGGGAAGAATATCGTAAGTACTTCGAAAAGGATCGTGCGTTGATGCGTCGATTCCAACGTGTTAGTGTTGACGAGCCAAGTACAGAAACAACTATTAAAATTCTTAAAGGTATTCGTAAGTATTATGAAAAGCATCATAATGTTAAAATTACTGATGCCGCAATTGATCAAGCAGTTAAACTATCTGTCAAATATATGGCTGATAAAAAATTGCCAGACAAGGCTATTGATATTATCGATTGTGCCTGTGCTCGTTATAAATTGAAAGACGAGGATATTGAAGAAGGCTTTGAACAAATTGTTGACATCGAGCAAGTGACCTACGAACTTAGCAAGATGATCAATATGCCTTTAGAAAACGTAGCTCAGAAAGAAAGCAAGAATCTTGCAGATCTAGAAGGCGGCATGAAAGGTGCTGTATATGGACAAGACGGCGCTGTTGATACATTGCTCGATAAGATCTTTGTAGCACAAGCTGGTATGAAATCGCCTAACAAACCAATTGGCAGTTTCTTGTTCCTTGGACCAACAGGCTGTGGTAAAACTGAAACTGCCAAACAGTTAGCAGATAAGATGAGTATGCCATTGATTCGTTTCGATATGAGTGAGTATCAAGAGAAGCATAGTGTTGCACGTTTAATTGGTGCGCCTCCTGGCTATGTTGGCTACGAAGATAACGCCGGTCAATTGATCACTAAGTTACAAGAAACTCCTAACTGTATTTTATTGTTAGACGAAATTGAAAAAGCACATCCAGATGTTAGCAATATTTTGCTAGGCTTTATGGACAATGGCTTTGTAACCGGTAGCAATGGTAAACAAGCAGATGGTCGTAACTGTATTTTAATTATGACATCAAACTTAGGCGCACGTGATAACGAAAATAACACAATCGGATTTGGTGACCTAGCAAGGGATGGCGAGGATGACAAAGCAATTAAAAAGTTCTTTGCTCCAGAGTTCCGCAATCGTTTAGATGCTGTTATTAAATTCACAGGACTATCTATCGCTATTGTAAGTCAAATTGTTAAAAAGTTTGTATCAGAATTAAACAACCAATTAAAAGATAAAAACATCGAAATCGTTCTCAATAACGAAGCAGTTAAATGGCTTGCCGATAAAGGATACGATAAAAAGATGGGCGCACGACCACTGGCAAGGATTATCGATAACAAGATCAAATCTCCTTTAAGTCGTAAAGTGTTGTTTGGTGAATTAAAAGATGGCGGACTTATTGAAGTTACTGTTGTTGATGATGATTTGAGTTTTGAAATTAGTCCGCTGTTGACTAAACAACAAAAGAAAGCTCTAAAGAGAGGACTTGCTTTAGAGGCCGCAACCGCTGAACAAGACGATGCTTAAAAAGTATACAAATAAAAGATTTTATAACAAATGGATTTATAAGGTCACCCTAACAGTCAAGGGAGGGTATATATTTCGAAATCATAGTTTCGATGATATCCGCCTGTACCTGTTAGGTACTCCTCCTGCAAACTTTCATTTCTATGATCATAAAAAACTTGCTCTGGCAAATCAAGATACAATTTTAGAAATTATCAGTTTTCTAGAAAATAACAAAGGTAAAGAGTACGGTAAACGTATTGAAGGCAATTTTTTAGATTTTTATACCAATGATGTAATCTTCTATCAGGATATGATCAAAGTATTTGAACCTATTGTTCGCCACGGGTTTGAACCTTTTCCAGGAATGGAAGATGATGTCCTAAACTCAACCATGATATTTGCTAAAAAATTACCGCATAACAAATATCGATTTAAAGTGTATCTGTTACCCCACAAGCTGAAACACGATATAGATCTGAAAAGAAGTTTTTTAACTTGGATAGACAGTCAAAGTCCAAGAGTTTTAATCAGTGATGCTGTTAAAAAGTGGTTTATAGATACTGACTGGAATTGGGATCGTAGATACGTACTAGTCGAAGACGACAAGACGTTGTTTATGATGCAACTTCGTAATTCTGAAGTTATGGGCAAGGTACACGAGTATCGTTTAGTCGATAAATAAGAGATGTCCAACGAAACTATTATCTTATTATCGAATATTAGCACAGTATCTGCTGATGATTCGTTTTCTTTCAGCGATAAACGTCCAGGTGCTGGTTATCATAATCAGCCTGATTGTTTACATACTGCCGTGTACCTATTTCAAACCTTTTCGGGGTTATTTAAACTACAGGCTACACTAGCACTAGACCCTAGTGATGCAGACTGGTTTGATGTTGATAATACAGAATATGGCGGAGATAGTGCAACACTACACGGACAAACCTCTCATACCGTCAATTTCAGCGGAAATTTTGTATGGATTCGTGCCGCATACAACATACAGAACGGTTCTATCCAGTCAATTCAATATAACTTCTAACATTTACCAGCAGATAAATACAGTATGACCTTTTGGGGTTGTATGCAAGATATTGGAGTTGCAAATAATGGTAAAATTAGTTGAAATGTTCAGCCCGTTGGCTGGTCCAAAGCAAGAGCAACATGACGTCGACTGGATCGACGATCTAAAATTCTTCATCGATCACAATCATGATTTAATGGTCAATCATATGATGCCAGCTATTCATAAGCATACAGAATACGCAGATCATCCCGAAGTACATAAAGTATATCTAAAACCGTTGATGCATTGTATTGACGAATACTGCGACACTTTCGACATCGACGAAAAAGAAGAAAATTTCCCAATACACAAAGTTGAAGACCTAGCCAGAAGCATTGCAGGACAACAGGCAGAGTTTATCAAACAAGGCCACTATAAAAAGAACAAATAATGAGAGCATTTGAATTTCTAAATGAGGCTGATGCGCCGAAACAACTGGGTCGTGCTTTTAATCACTTAGAAGACCTAGTATTTTTTCACGGCAGTCAAGGTACACTAGAAGCATTATCTCATATTAAAGATTTTGCAACACCTACAGGTGCAGGCAGTATTAGAATGAAATGGGATGGTAATCCTCAAATTTATTGGGGTAGAGAATCTAAAGGTGGGCCTCTTATACTTGCAGGCCACAACGGATGGGCTCGTGGTGCCAAAGGTACAAGTCCAGAAGAAGTAAAAGATTTTATTCAAAACAAAAGCGGTAATCCTAAAACTCCAGAAGAACAATCAGCAAGAGAAAAGTTTGCACAAGAGTTTGCAAATTTATATCCATTATTTGATTCGGCAACACCTAAAGACTTTGTGGGATTTGTATATGCCGACGGATTATTTTTAAAACGTCCTGAACTAGATCAACAAGGTGTTTACAATTTTTGCCCTAATCCCAACTCACAAACATGTTATCATGTAAGAGCAGATAGCGAATTAGGTAAACGAATTGCAGGTGCACAGGTTATGGTTGTTGGTCATGCATTTTTTCCAGAGTTTGGTATGCCAGATAGTTCACAAAAACCAATTAGTGACTTTAGTAAGTTCAATGGTAATTCAGCTCTCATTGTGTTAGGTCCTGTATACAATTCTAAACCAGTAAATGTTGACATGAGTGCTGTTGCTAACGTAGAAAAATATCTATCACAACACGCAAAACAAATTGATTCGTTCTTGCAAGGCACCACGGGACTAAGTGATCTTAAAAATATCATTT